CCGCTGGTGGAATCGGACGCACCTTGGTCTGGTCGGGTGACTCGGCTGGTGGTTTCGTCTCCGAAAGCTATCGTGACGAAGCTCGCCGTAGCCAAGTGTTGCGTGTGCGTATGAACACCGACGAAGTCGTCATTGATGCCAATGCGGCTGTTCGTATCACCACAAGCTTCGCCTAAAGAATTGTTGGTTCATTGAAGAAGGGGGAGTGAGGGAAACCTTGCTCCCCCTTTTTCTTTTAATTGACATCCCTCTTTAATTAGAAATCCTTGTAAGAATGAAAATACCTGTCTCCCTTTACCTAATAGCTGGCAATGAAGAATCACACATCAAGCGAGTCATTGAATCATTTAAGCCCATCGCAGAAGAGATTATTGTTTGTATGGCTGGGGGGTCAGCTACGCCAGACAAGACAGAGGAGATCGCTCTTTCCTTGGGTGCTAAAGTCATTCATTACAAAAACAAAAAAACTGATTGGCCTCACATAGACGATTTTGCTTCTGCTAGAAATAAAGCCCTAGATGCCTGTAAAAACGAGTGGTCTATTTGGGTAGATGCCGATGATGTAATGGCAGAGGATGGGGAGAGGGTTTTACAAGAAGGACTGGAACAAGCAGAGAAAGTAGGGGCTGAAATTGTTTGCTTTCGATATCTAGTTGAAAATGCCGGGCTGAATCCTATTAGGGAGATGGCCTTGCGGAAGGGGTGCGGGAGATGGAGGAACAGAGTCCACGAAGCCCTTGAGCCGAACGACAAGAACAAGCTCCTTGCCATAGATAAAATCTTCCGAATCCATAGGCCGATTACTAGCAAGGCAGATTCCGCAGACCGCAATCATCGCATCCTAGCCGATGAGCTTCTCTCCACCCCCTTCAACCTTTACTACCAACACCAAGAGTTTTTCTTGAGGGGACAAGTGGATAAGGCGGTGGAGGTTGGTGAGAGGGCGTTAGTATTCCCAGACCTAGACGAAACTCTAAAATATGAACTGCTTTGCAATCTAGGAAGATGTTCCCCCACAGAAAAGAGAATGAGATATCTGGGGGAAGCGATTGCGGTGAATCCTATCCGCAGAGAGGCTTACTTTTATTTAATGGCAGAATACTCGGCACGAGGAGATTGGCCGAAGGCTTGGCACGCTGGTCGGGCGTGTATGGCGATGCCTAAACCCAACCTACACTACTGGAATCAAGTTCACGCAATTTATGACTGGCAAGCCCTCGATGGTTATCGGATGGCCTCAGTTTGCTACGGCCAAAAGGAGGAGGCTCAAAAGCTGGCAAATATGTATCCCAAGCCAAAGATCAGCGTAGTTCACGCCACTAGAGGGAGACCTCACATCGCATTCTCAAGAAAGATGCAATGGCTGGCTTTAGCGAAAGAACCCCTAGCGATTGAGTGGTTGTTTATGGTTGACCACGATGAAGCGGTTGATTATACCCCGCACGATGGGAAGCGAGTCAATCCGGGGGGGATTGTGAACGCTTGGAACGAGGGGGCAAAAATAGCCAAGGGGGATGTTATTATTCAAATGAGCGATGATTGGAGTCCACCGAGATACTGGGATGCCCTAATTTTGAGCAAGATCGACAACCTAGAGGCCGAAAGGGTGCTGGCAGTATCAGATGGCCTCCGAACCGACAAACTGCTCTGTATGGCTATCCTAACGCAAAAGAGGCTACGCAAGCAAGGGGGCAATATGTTTCACCCATCCTATCAAGAATCAGACGGCATTTATTCCGATAACGAGTTCACGGATAGAGCCTATGCCGATGATGTGGTGATTGAGGCAAGGGAATTAGTATTTAGGCACGAGAACCCAATGTTCGCCGGAGGCAACCCCGATCAGCAACTAAAGAACCATAACAAGCCGGAGTTCTACGAGAAAGGAAAGGCAATCTATGAAAAACGCAAAGCAGATAATTGGGTGTAGGAAATCAAAAAAAGGGGAAGATACCAAGGGGCTTGGTATAATTAAATTCGGAAAGTCTCGCCCCGACCCCACCAAGTATGTGAAGGTTGATATTACCTATGACGAAAAAGCAGAGAAAGACTTGTATGAGTGTGGGATGTTGGCATTAAAGCACGACAAGGAAGCAGTAATTCAATATGTGATTGTGAAGGCTCTTACTGGATACGCAAAGTGCAAGAAATAAGTATCCACGACCCATTCGGCCAAGCCCTTGCAAAGTACAGCGAGGGATTAGATGTTGGCCTAGAGATCGGGGGAGGAACTGGGGACGGTTCGACTCAATGTATTAGAACCAGAAAGCTATTCAGCATTGAGAACCACCCCGACCGCATCGGCAGGCACTCGATGAACCTATCTGCAAGGGGAGGCGTTTCGGTCAATGGAACGGCAACCCTATCAAAGCTATGGATGAACAAGAACGACATCGAAGAGTTTTACCGAACTACCAAAACAAACCTCAATCAATACCCCATCGAAACAGTTCTAGGCTGGCACAATGTCTGCCTAGAAACCGCCTTTCCCTATTCAACCAACGCAATCGAGGACATCCACTTTGAGCATAATGTGGATTTCAACTTTGTTCTGATCGATGGCTCGCCTTTCTCTGGTGAGGCTGAACTTCGTTGTGTAAGGCCTTTCCTAGCAGAGAAAGCCATCATCGCCCTAGACGATGTGAACGATATTAAGAATTGGGCTAACTACCACAAGCTAAAGGGATTTGCGGAATTGCTCTGGGAGGATTGGTCTGTGCGTAATGGTGCGGCCATCTTCCAGTTATGAATCACATATACGAGGATGAGTGCTTTGGAGAACAATGGTTCACTTATCCTAGCGTGTATCGCCTAATGGTTGATAAGTGCGAGCCAAGCGGAACTATCGTAGAGCTTGGAGCTTGGAAGGGCAGAAGCTCGGCATTCCTTGTAGTTGAGGCAAAAAACAAAAGCCCAAACATCGACATTCACATTGTAGATACTTGGCTTGGCTCGGAAGAGCACACCGAGGAAATGAAGGACAATTTATATCAAAAGTTCAAATCCAATATGAATAGGCTAGATGGATTATATAAAGAACATAGAATGACAACCAATGAGGCAGCTCATCTTTTTAAGGATGAATCTTTAGATGGGGTTTTCATAGATGCTGACCATAGCTATGAGGCAGTAAAAAAAGATATTGCCGATTGGATTCCCAAGATTCGCAGGGGTGGAATTTTGGCTGGACACGATTACATACAAACATTTGGTGGTGTTGTTCAAGCAGTAAATGAGTCGTTCCCAAATATGGATTTTATGGTTGAAGAACAATGTTGGATAAAACAATGCTAACCATCTTTACCATCGTCCTCAATGGGATGCCCTTTATCGAGAGGCATCTTGCAGAGTTTCAAAAGCTCAAGATTCCTTGGAGATGGAGGATTGTCGAAGGAGTTAGCGAGCCTCTTGGATGCACCCGCTGGTGCAAGCAAGTTCCCGACAAATGGCACAACGACTTCAAGAGCATAGATGGAACGCACGAATATCTACAAAGCATCCAAGGCGGGGATGTTATCATTCACAGCCAAGGCAAGGCATTTAGTGGGAAGCTAGAGATGATTCAGCAAGCCCTATTCGGCGTAGATAATGGCGTTGTTATGGAGGTGGACGCTGACGAGATGTGGAGAGCAGAACAGATCGAGGGGATTTATGAGTGTCTCAAGGGAGCAGAGGATGGGGCAACGATGCAGTTTCATTGCAACTTCTTTGTTGGGGAAAATAAGCGAGTAGTTACCAGAGAGGGCTATGGCTCAAACTGGTATGAATGGATGAGGGCTTGGAAATGGGGTAAGAATGTATGTTTCACCAGCCACGAACCCCCCCGCCTAAACATCCAGTCTAGGCTAGTTCCAAGGGGAGTGACTGAAACTTGGGGGCTAGTATTCAATCACTATGCCTACGCAATTCAGAAGCAAGTTGAGTTCAAGGAGGATTTTTATGGGTACAAGGGATTGGTGGATGGGTGGAAGGAATTACAAAAGACTATCGGCCCAGTTCGATTGAGCGAATACTTCCCACACCTACACGATAAGAGCGTAGCCGATGACTGCTAAAACAATCAAATACTCCCAGAGGCTAGGAGACATCATTCGTTGCCTCCCAGCTTGCAAATATCTAGCCGACCAAGGCCACGAGGTGTTCGTGGATTGCTTGCCCCAATACCACGGCATCTTTGAAATGGTTTCTTATGCAAAGGCTGGAAGCAAGGGCGATGTGATAGACCTTGAGATTTGGCCTAACAAATACCAAGAATATCGTTTCTCAAACAAGACTTGGACAGAATTCGTCTATGCGCACCCAGAGATTAACAAGGCCGACCCGACTAATATCCTTTTTGATAAGCTAGACAATGAACCCGCCAAGGGATTACCGGAAGTCTATAATATGGTCGCCCCCTTTGGGATAAGCCAAGGCGAGAAACAAGACCCATTAAAAATTATTGTTGAGGCTAGAAATAAGGCTGGCGCGTATAGCTTCATAGTTTTAGCACCAGAAGGATTCAAGATTAGTGGACTCCAGACCTATACAGCCCCAAGTGTCCTCGAAATGGCAAAGGCAATTAGGGGGGCAAAAGAGTTTTATGCAATCAATTCTGCACCCATGACCATCGCCGCCGGTGTTAGGAAAGAGAAAAAGGTTATATTTTACCCACAAAAGATTGAACCATTTGATAAGGATAATCTGTTTATTTGGGACAGCGTAGAGTTAAATTGACATAAGGGGTGGGTTTATGGCGGGGACTATCGACACCACTTTCTTTGCGAATGACCTCAACTTTATGATTGGGGATATGTTCACGGTTGTCACCGGACTAGGCTCATCAGCCGTCTCGGCATCGGTGACAGATTTAACCGTTGCCTCGGAGCTGGATATTGGGGGCGAGGTAATCAAGGTGACGCAAAGCCTAACTGTCCCCGCCTCGGCCATCTCCTCGCCCGTAACGATTGGGGCGTTGATTACCGTGGGGACTGCACAGAGAATGATTGCTGGCTTTCAACAGAGCGTGGACGGCGTTAGCTTTACTATCGAAGTGGCTGACCCGACAACCTAATGACCTCGATTGAGAGGCAGTTAGAAGAAAGCCTAGCGACTGCCTTGGCGGGGGTTAGTGGGGTTAATATATTTAAGAGCGACACCGAGGGGGCGAGATTACTGCCTAGCGTTGTCATTCAAGTCTCAATCGGCTCAGAGGAGATTATACCCTATTCTGGCGTGTTTCGGTGCCCTGCAACCATCACTTACAGCACAAGGGCAGACACAACTACGAGGGCAGAACTAGACTCAAAGTTTAACGAGATTCTCCAAGTGATGTATCAAAGCCCGAACCTAGCAAGCGTTTTGACCACCGCCACCCTCAAGGTCTTTCTTGCCAATGTAACCTCAGAAAGCCCAGAGATTAAGTCAGAAAACAGAACTTGGTCGAAAAGCCTCTCCCTAGACATCAGTTGCACCAGTATATGATATCCCCCCAGTTTAAGATTGAGGACGCTCTAGCGGCCATCCTAGCTCCAATTTCGGGGCTTAATGTGTTCACTTCAAATAGAAGGGGCGCAAGATTGTTCCCTTTTGTTACCATCCAAGCATCGCTTGGGGCGCAACAGATTATCCCCTACTCTGGGGTATTTGAGGTAGGAGTGGATATTGCCTACTCAGATTGCGCAACCCTAACCAGCCAAGCCAACTTTGACTCAACCTACTTCGACATCTTTCAAAAGCTCTACTCCGACAACAACACCCTAGTCAACAAGGTTCAAGATAATGTTACCGATCTGAAGGTATTTATGGGCAGAATCACAAGCCAATCCCCCACAATACGAGCAGACAAAAGGGCTTGGCAAAGGGGGTTAACCCTGTCGTTTATCGTTACCCCAGATGAAAACGCCGATGGTTTGAGAGAATACGATTTCTCGGACGCCCTCAACAGCTTCTACCTCGGCACGATTTAACAAGGATATTGAGATATGGCACTTTCAATTTTAGACGGCAATCAGTCAGCAACAACGCTCTCAACCATTGTAACGAGCGGGCAACACATTCCAGCTCACACGGTTGTCTCTTTAGGCACTCAAGCCATTGCAAACATCACAAGTGCAATCAGCGGGACGAGCGTGTGTGTAGGCTCAATCTCTATCTCTGGCACGCCTAGCGTTACTGGTTCAGTATCAGTTCTAAATTTCCCTGCTTCACAATCTACCACCTTTGGGGCGGTTACTGGAAGCGTGTCGGTGTTAAATTTCCCTGCCTCTCAGTCAGTAACTTTTGGGGCTACAACTGGAAGCATTTCGGTACTAAACTTCCCAGCCTCTCAAGCCGTTACCTTCGGCCAAGCGATTGTCTCTGCTTCAAATATAACTGGCCTAAATAATTCAGTTGGCACGGATGCAGGCACACCAACTTCAACAAACTTTATTAAAATTGGAGGCCACCAAGACGGCTCAAACTCAGTAGAACATATCGTTCATGTTTCGGCTGGTGGTGCGATGAAGGTGGATGCAAGCGATTCAACTGTCACCTTTGGAACGATTAGAGGAACAGTCACTATTGGAAACTCGGTAACGATCAGCTCCCTCCCCGCCATCTCTGGCACGGTAAGCATGGCCTCTCAAATTTATGGGGAGAGCACTAACAAATATGCGATTCGTTCTGGCGTAGCATTTACTGACGGAGGAGACCTTTTCGATGTTACCGATACAAGACCACTCCCTGTATGTATCAATGACACCAGCGGGAATAGCTACGGAACTAGTGAAAATCCATTAAAAGTATCTGGCACAGTCACCATTGGAGCGGGCACGGCTCAGATCGGCTCAGTCACCGCATCGATCAGCGGGACGGTTCCCATCAGCATCTCCTCCGTCACGGTTGGAAATAGCGTCACCATTGGCTCGCTCCCTGCAATTAGCGGCACGGTAACGGCAAATGCTGGAAATGGTTTTACAAACGCAGTAGAAGTTGGCCTTTTTGACTTTATATCAAACGAAGGTGTTATGCCCATCTCTGGCACAGTCACCGCCAACACCTTCGCCGTTCAAGGCACGGCAGTAACCACCTCTAACTTTACCAGCACCACCGCCTCTACCGTGCTGGCCTCCTTCAACGCGACAAGGGAAGTGCTGACGATTTTTAACGAGGGGGCGGGTAACCTCCATATCTGTGCGGGGGCAACTTGCACCACCATCGCCTATCAAGTGCGGCTATCGGCAGGGGATTACTACGAGGTTCCGAACCACCAGACGACGATCACCCACTCGGCAGTATTTGCGACCGCAGGCACGGCGCGGGTGACGGAAGTCAGTTAAGGAGGGGAAAATGGCCCTCGTTAAGAATCCTAGCAACATCGATAGCTTCTTGTTTTCCACAGGAAGAACAAGAGCGTTTCGGGTTGGTATGGCTGGTTCTTATTTTAAGAGTGCTGGAGTTGGAGCTACTGCTACTGGTGGCAATACTCTTGGATTTAATTTAAGCATAAACGCTGGGTCTGCTGCTGCTGGAACAGCAAAAGTTGGATATTTCGACCCAACCGCAGCACTAATGACAGCAAGTGCAGGAAAGATTGATTACTCAAAGAGAATTAGATTCTCAATAGGCGGGATGATGTACATTGGTAGTACAAATTCTGTTATCAGAATTGTATTTGGTGGAACTGGAAATTCAGTTGACGCACCAGCAGCAGGAGCAAATGGACTAACAATTAAAGGATTTGGTGCTGAATTTGCCCTTCAATCTGGGGTGATACAAGCAAGGTTAATAGGGTTTAATGCTTCATATTTAACTCCGACTTCTTACACAACACTTACAAATGGATTTGGACTTGTCGCATCTGATAACCGATTCTTTGGTGTTGTGATAGAATCCGATGGTGCTGGAAACATTTATCTTTATGGTGCAGACTCATCAATAAATCCAAACATTAACATTGGGCAATCACCTCTTTTAACTCTTACTGGTGGACCAACAAACGACACCAGCACAAATAGATTTGGGCCAGAAATTCAATGTTCAAACAATGCGAGCGTAGCACCGACAGCCAGCCCTTCAGCAATTTTACAATCAACCTATTACTTAATAGACGTACAATAATGCCCCTCCTCCTCCTCACCCTCTTGCTCTGCTCCTGCTCGCCACGGCCAGCGGATAACACAGGACTGCCAAACTACAGCGATATGCAAGCCGCCGAGGACGCAGGGCAAACGCCAAGCAAGTAGAGCCGGTATGATGCACCAATATACTTATGAGGATTTTATGTCCTCGCTCAAATGGCTTGAGGCCGAGGGCTACATAGAGAAGTTCTACGATAACAACGGCGATCTATGCGTCCGAATCTGCGAAGGAGCAGAGGATTGTGAGGTATGAGTGCAGACCAAGTGGCTGATTTGAGGGAGAGGCTCGCCCGGATTGAAGAAAGGCAGACAAGTATAATTCAGATTTTAGAAAGGCACACTAGCGAGTTGGCTCAATGGACAGCCAAGATTAACAGCAAGGTAGATACCCTAGAGAGGGAGTCGCACACCATCAAAACTAAGCTATGGTTGGTTGCGCTAGTGTCGGGGGCGGTCTTTTCTACAATCTGGGAACTGATTAAAGTGCGGGTGTTCCCACGATAATTTGACATAGGCAAATAGCAAATGGCCGCCACAAGTATTGGACTTACCGGAATTGCCTTTGGACTCGCCGCTGAAACTGGCGTTGTTATCCAGAGCTTCTCGCTTACACAGACCGCCGAAACAACGGAAGTCTCGAAGCACGATGGCACACACTCAGCAGTAGCGTTCTCTGCCTTTAAGCGAAATGTGAGCCTTTCTGGTAATTGTAGTGCTTCGGTTGCTAGCTCTGGAATTGGACAAGCCCTTGCCCTTACTGGCAATACAACGGCAGTTTCAAGTGGCAGTTATTTCGTTACCGATGCTTCATTTACGGAAGCCTCTGATGGATTCAAGAGTTTTGACCTCTCCGCAACAGCCTATACAGGGTTAAGCACCTAAACTTTATGGCCGCAACAATCATCGGAAATAGCACAGACCTAGCCTTTGGTATTGGCTCGGCACAAACTGGAATGGTGATTCAATCCATCTCATCCTCGGCCTCGGCTGATGCGGTTGAGCTAAAGAACAAGGGCGGGGATGTGACTGCGGTTGTGTTCCGCAACAAGAAAGTCACCCACTCGGTTGAGGGTGCTTTCACAACCTTTAGTGGGAGCGTTGGGGCAACAATCACAGTATCTAACGGAAGCAACTACGATCTTTCTGGTGCGGCTTATGTTACAGAAATCGCAAGGAATCGTAGTGCAGACAACTTTGAGACGGTATCTTTCACGGCAGTTCGATACGATGGCATAAGTTAGTTTTAACCTAGAAATCCCTATGCAAGAAAAAATCCTTTATACTCGCAACATAAAACTAGCCTCGGTTCTCGCCACCTTTGGCATCCCCTTTCGAGAAAGCGAGCCGATGGCGGTCGTTGAGGACGCAGACAACGGCAACAAAAGGAGCGTCACCTTCTTCTTTACCGACCTTCCCAATGGCCTTGGGGGGCGGTTGGTTGAGTTATGGGAGAAGGGCTGGTCAGCCATCACCAACTATGACGACCCCCTAGCCTACTGCCGAGCTGTGTTAGAGAATCGTGAGCGTCTCCTAGACGCAATCAATAACGCCACCCCGCTAGTCAAAAAGCAGTTTGGGAAAGCCACCCTGCTAGTCAGCAAGAACGCCTCCCCAGAACTGCGAAAGAAACTGAGTAAATACCTATGAACCTCGACCTCCAAAAAGACGAAGAAATCCTAAACAAATCCCTCGATAAATCCTTTGTGATAACCGAGAGGGCTTTCAAGGGTAGCAGGCTGAATAAGTTTAGCCTAGGGACAAGAATCATCATCAACCAGATTCGAGAGGATAGCGATACCACAGAGTTTTTCATTTGGTCTACCCTTTACTGCCTAACCCGCCAACGAGCCGACCTTGTAAAATTAGCGTGGGACAAGGCCAAGTTCCGAGAGGCGGTCTTGGATTGGTCTGATGAGTTTGTGGAGGCAGACTTTATGGAGGGCGTAAAGATTGTGGATGAGATTTTCAATGAGCTTGCTGATGCAAGGGTGCAAGCCAGCGGAGGGAACGAACCCCCAAAATAGTTCAGCCAGCCGGGATTGCTTCGCTCGTCTGGCTATTCGCAAAGGAGTTCGGTTGGACGGCAGAGCAAATAGTTTGGGAGATGGCAGAAGTGCAACTCGTTCAGCTTGAACACGCTATAATGATAAACAGGGGAATCAGCGTTCGCAGGCACAACAAGAACGCCACAAACATTATCGATAGTCTCCTTGACGAAGGACAATAGATTTATGCTTACGAAGTTCAAGCTAGACACAACCGACTTCAACAAGACGATTGATCGATATGTGCAAGAGAGAAATGTGGACTTTGTGAAAGAAGCAAACAAAAGAGCCGCCAACATTATAATGAAGGCGATGAAATATACCAAGAGAACAAACCCCGCTAGGGTAGTTGCAGAGCTAGGAGCGATTGAAAAAGTTCGGCTTTTAAAAAGCGGGAAAGAAACTAAGGCAAAAAAGAATCGTGAGTTCTACAAGGGAACTCCGGCGGGGTATAAGATATTTAATTGGAGGCGAAAGTTTAGGCCAGAAAGTTTGCCCCCCAAACTGCGAGGAGGCGGTCTGGGCGGGGAAAAGATGGGAGTTCTTTACAATAGTTTTGTTAAATCAGCCAAGAGGTCTTGTGCCTATGTAGTGGCTGGGTGGTTGCCAGCATTAAATATATATAGGGAGATCGGGGTAAAGCTAGGAAAACAAGAAGCGGGACAAAAGAGATCGCCATCCCCCAGAACATCAGCAGGCAAGGGGTACGCAAGACCAGCCTTTGCAACCAAGGATTTTATTAAGACAACATTCGCTAACGCAGTCAATGGGATTGACAAAATTGGGCGTGCCCCGCTTCGCCTCGCCATAAGGCTAGAAGAACTTGATATGAAACAGTATATAGAGAAAAAGGAGCAGGAAAGGCTTAACAAGCTCCGAAGGTAATATGTCGTTCATTCTCCAAGGCGAAGTAGTTATTGACGGACGCAAGGGGACGACCGCCCTCAAGGATATTCAGAGAGAGGCGAATCGTACTTCTGACACATTCCGCAAGGCGGGCGGTTCTACCGAGCGATTGGGCAAAAGCCTTTTATCCCTTGGCCTAAACGCTGGGCGTGCGGGGACAGCCTTGGGGTCGTTGACTAGGCTTGGGGCTGGGGGTCTGTTTGGTGCGGCGGTTCTTGGCTCAATCAATAAGTTTGGAGAAACAGTCAAACAAGCCTCGACAGACTATTATGATTCACAAAAGGCACTTGCAGGGGCATTTGAAACATCCTTTAGAAGCACATCAGTTGAACAAGCACAAGCAGGACTAGAAAAGACAGAGGACACGATTGAGTCTTTGCGAGGCAAGATCACCCAGCTTGGTGCATTTGGAGGGATATTGAAAGGCATTGAGAAGTTCACCGGGATAAATCTTGGCGTAGGAGATACAGAGAGGACGCTAAAACAAGCTCAAGGCCAGCTTGTCTTTCAAGAGAAAATCTTAAAATTAAAACAAAAAGAAAAAGACCTAACTGACAAAATTGAAAAAGAAACAAGAACTAAAATAAATGCTTCAAAAACCGATCAAGAGGCTTTGAAGTATCTAAAGGAAACAACGGGAGGAAGAGAAATACTTGCAGACCTAGCCAGAGAAGATCTTAAACAAGCAGTTGCGTTGAGAGATGAAAACTCAAAAATTCTCGAAACTCTTATTGAAACTAATCGTGAGGGGAACAATAAAGAACAAATCAATGCACGAATCATAAAATCTGCCGAACTAGAACTTGAAATATACAAATCACAAAACAATGTGATTAGGGCACAGAAGGCAGAGAGGGCGGCAGATGCAAAGCGATCACAAGAGGCTGGTGGTGGTCTATTGGGAGCAAGCAGATCGGGGCAACAAGCCCTCGAAACGGCAAGGAAGGTAAGGGCTAGGGAAAACAAGATAGCCGACTTTAAGACTCAAGATAAGGTTTTCGGTGGTATGCAAGAAGAGGAAAACAAGAAACGAGCAAAGCAAGGGTTGCCCCCGATTAGTCGTATGGGCATTATGGAAAGAGAGGCCGCCAAACAAGCCGCCGGCGAAGCCCCTAGCCTATCAGAAAAATTACTTGCAGGGCAGACAGGACAAAGCCCGGCACAACTAGCCGCAGAACAGGCAAAGGGCGGTGGAGGGGCAGACTCACAAAAGCAACTCCTTGATGCCATCAATGAATTAAACAAGAAGCTACCAGCCGCCGTAGCACAATAAGGACTTACAATGGCAACTACAATTATATCAAACATATCTTCTTTTGACTTTGAGCCGGACATCCTAACGGACAATGGCAGAGACGGAATCACCTCATTTCAGTTTTCTATTGTTGGGGGGTTCTCTGCCCTCAACTCCAGCTTCTCGCTGGGGGAAAACATAAGCGGAGTACCAGACCAACCACCCGGCAACTTTAAGGTTGTCAGAAGAAATCTGAGCCATATCGCAGGGGATGTCAGCAATGGCCTATATCGTGTGCAGATAACTGGGGAGGGCGGGACTGGGGACAATAGTTTGTTTGTGTTGGAGACAAGTTTTCAATACCAGAAAGAGATTGCAACTGGGCTTGTAACCCTAGGAGCTGAAAGTGCCAGCTTTATACAATTTTCAGTTCAATATGTATTAGAGTGGCTCTCTCCAACTGTTACTATAACCACAAACAGCCAGACGGAAGGCGTTATAGAAGTGCAAGAAAGGGTGAGGGAATTGGCTAGACTTACGCCACCACAGATCATTCGCAATAAGCCCCCCGACACTCCCGCTGGGCCCAGCCAACCCTCACGAAGAATTACTGGGCCGGGCATAGACCTTGATGCCACCTATATTGTGGGCTCGTCAGTTGAAAACGCTGGTGGGCTTTTCCGGGTTCGAGCCTCTGCGGCAAGAGGACAAGTGCAGGGTTTATGAGGAACGGAGGGTCTGGTTCTTTTGTTGTCCCTCCCACGCTCGCTGATAATGGCGTTATTACCAAGAAATACCTTCGCGGCCTAGAGGACGCAGTAAGACAACGCACCCCAGTAGCGGGGGCAAACATTGATATTAAGGTCACCGACGGAAGCTATGTAATATCTGCAGCGGCAGGAATAAACATTGCAGGAGGAGGAGGAGGAGTGCCGGAGGGCTTTACAGCCGTCACGCTCACGGTCTGCTCTAACGGAACTCCCGCCGAGATAGTCGTTCTTGGCAAAGCAAATTGACAAGGGCATAAACTAAGGTGAACCCTCAAGAGCTATTTCTGGATGTGTCTAGCGGGAGATTTTTGGATGGTCAAAGCACCATCCCAATTAGCAAGCCAACAATATTTTCTGATGAGCAAAAGACAATTCGACTAACCACGCTAAAGGTTCGTGCCAACACGGTAACAGCCGCATTTCCAAGCAAGAATTCCGTCTATAAAATGCGGCTAGGCACACAAGCCCTCAAACTTGCAGACGGTACCCCAACAACAACGGCACAAGCAAATTTAATCACTGCGGTTGGTTCGGTGGCAACACAATCATCTTCTCAAGCAATAGGCAACGCAAGAATTGTAACATATAGTCCAGTCACCGCAACGCTAGTAGCAAGCGTGACTACATTCCCTATTGTTACGGCGGGATTTAATGCTTCAATAAGTTTTCTGGAATCCGTAACGGCACAAGTGTCCCTTGGGCTTGGCTCGATTACATTACCCGCAGCCACGATTGCACAACCAGCAGACTTATCGGGAATCACCGACCTAATCAAGCCTCCAATGCGAGGAAAAGTCTTGTCATTCACAGCAACATTGAATGCCCCAGATACGGCAACATTTGCGGCTGTAATATCTGGTGGCTCAGTTACAACAATAGCCTTGGTAAATAGCGGGATTGGATATTTGAACGGAACTTATCCGCTATCGTTTTCATCTCCAAGCCCAGCAAGGGCTACCTTTACTGCAACGATAAGTGCTGGTTCAGTTACAACGATTTCCATAGTTACTGGTGGATTGGGATATGGGCAAGGGCCATTCAATTTAATTTTTAGTTCAACTACTGGAACGATTGCGGCGGCGACTGCCTCTTCACTTAACGGCTCTATCAATAGCATTACTATTACAGACGGAGGCTCGGACTATTCTTCTGCCCCAAATGTAAGTCTAGCTACCCCAAGTGCAGTTGGGGCAATCGCATCAGTTGTTGCATCTCAAGATAAAATTCAATCAATAACATTGGTGAATGGAGGCTCTGGATATGCCGCAACTCCAACTGTGACAATGTTCACGCCAGCCAAAAGGGTTGTTGCAGTCGAGCCCACAAACAAAATTAGTAATGTCGTGGGCGGCTCAACTTTTTCGTGGGCTAGGGGAATTACAACGGCAAATGTTAATCTGCTTTTTTCTAATCCAGACAACTTGGGAACACCAAGTAATGCTTCAGTTCCATCGGCTACTATTTCTTGGCAAGGCGGGAATACTTGGAGGCTTCAATTACTTTCTCAAGGCTATGGCTACACGACGGCTCCAAGCGTAATACACGACGATGTCTTGGTCTACAATAGCACGATAGAATATAAGCCAGTAAATAGAGACATTACTATTAGTTCGCTTGTCTCTCAATCAAACAACGAAAACCGATATTGCATATCAACTATTGCGGGGATAGCACTACTTCCACCAACATCGGGTGGCATACTCATTTCTTCTGGGGGCATATTCCCGGAATATTTGATTGGGGATTCTTTGTTTGCTGGAAATGCTCGTGGAAATATTTTCGGCATCAAGGTCTTGGGGGATTATAGAAATCAGCAACAACTAGCACCAGCCCAGCTTACGAGATTTGTTCAACTTTCATCGCAAGAGTTGAATGCTCGTGGTTCAGCGTTCCGAACTACACAAGCCTCATTCCAATTCTTTCCACAAAGAAATGCAATCTTTACGCTTTCAGTCGGCGAGAGGCTGGCTAATGCACAACTAGCAAAGATCCGCTTTCCCTCTGATGAGTTTTTCCCAAACACAGAACCTTTTAATGTTGTAAGACTTCTCAACCCACAGCACGACCGCTTTTCGGATAGGCAGTTCACCGCTGTTTTAGTTCCAGAGACACAAGAAAGGCCGACACGCTATGCTGTATGCAGAATATCTATACCCCCCACATCAAGAGATTATTCTTTCCTACAAAATGGGGCTAGTATTGATTCGAGAGATCACGAAAGACATTGGAACACACAGCTTGGCGGGGGCGTATTAGAGACAAAGATAGAATTTCTTGATTATGGGGCTGGATATACCGATGCGATGACCAAGGGTGGCCTTCGATTAGTAGAAATCTCTTCACTATTAACTCTTGCCGACCTCATAGAGTCACCCACGGAGAGGTCAATTACCGCAGTAACATCCTTTGATCTTGGGGGATTCGCAAACAATTTATTTGCTCGCCCTGCATCAGTAAGCACAGCCCCCGGACAACGAGGTGTAAAGCACTTTCTTTCCGATGGCGGGTTTGGTTACTTTAAGCAATCTGTAGTTACAATTTCTTCGGCGGTTGTAAGTGGCGGGGTGGTAAGTGCCTCAATAACCAACCAACCCACAAACTATATTGACGGAACTTATGCTATTTCCATTACAACAGCCCCCGGATTAGGCACAACCGCACAAGTTTCTTTAATTGTTTCTCGTGGCAACTTAACCCCAGTCATATTAAATACTGGATTTGGATATGTAACCGCACCAATAGCAACCGCACCAGCACCTAACTTTTTGTCTGGTCAATTAGTTCAGCTAACTATTGCCACTAGGCCGCAAGGCTATTCAACAGACACATCACACCAAATCATTTTATCTGAAAGCTCTGTTTCTGGCGGTTCGGCAAATGCCAACTTTGTAATTAACCAATCTGGAGAAGTAGTCATCAATATTACTAATTCTGGATTTGGCTATCAGACACCCCCGACTGCTGTTGGGAAAACCCCAGACAGAATAAACCAAAATGGTTTTATTGGCTCTCTTCAATTATCTAATCAACCCGAAGGCTATGTTATTGGAAGGCAGTACCCCATAAGCATAGGACAAAGCCCCGCAACGCAGGGGACGGCAAACGCAATTCTTGTTCGGTCTGATTCTAGTCGGTATGATATAACGATTGTTTGTGGTGGTTTTGGATATACATCTGCCCCGATTGTTACTGCACCCGCCCCCGACCAACCCCAAGGGCAGATCAATTTTGTTTCTGTTTCAACTTTTGGTCGTGGTTATTCACCCGGAACTTATCAATGCCAAGTATCTAATGCACCATTGGGAGGACAGACTGGCATCATAAATCTGGTAGTTGAAAATGAGAAAAACGCCATCTTTCAAATTCAAAATAGCGGATTCGGATATACAACAGCCCCCCTAGTTAGCGTCCCAACTCCAAGCGGGAACATATTATCATCAATCACAATTACTTGTGCAGGGGCATTCTACGACCAAACAACTGCAACATTTTCTATATTAGACGCAACTGGACAAGGGGCAGTTCTTCGCACAATTATCAGTTCTGGGACGATCAACGCAGTTCAAGTCGTGAGTCGTGGATTTGGATTTACAAACAATCCAGCCATTTTGTTCTCCTCTCCTGCCTTGCAAGAATCTGAGCCACTACTGATAAATCAGATTGAGGCAGATTTTAACATCACCACCGCCTCCGCTAACGCCATCCTATCGACAGCAACCCAAAGAGACATTCTTATGGAAGTGTTCGAGACAGACGGAACCAACGAACAAGTTGTGGCTCAAGCCACAGTCAGCCTAGCCAAGCGAGTTTTAGAATAGCCTTGGGGC